GCCGGCGCCGGCGACTCGCCCAGCACGGACAGGTCAGGGTAGTACGTGCGCACCAGAACGTCAGAGCAGTTGCACGCGCGGGCCAGTGCCGAGTAGGTAAGGTCCTTGAAACCCATCGCACGGGCCGCCTCGTGAATCTGCGCGCGGCGGTCGTCGCCCGACATGCGGGAGCCGGCGAAGCCGCGAGCCTTCAACCTGGCCCACACGGCGGACATGCGCACGCGTTTCTCGGCCCACTTCTCGGACCGGCCGAAATACGCGCCGAGGGCTGCCAGGGTCACGCTGTCAAACCCCGACCGTTCGGCCAGGGTCTCGGCGGCCTGCAGCATCTGCTCGGTTGATACGTCGGTCGGCGGCACCGGCGCGCCCACGGCTGAGCGCAGTTCCTCGGGCGTGATGAGCCGCACAAGCTGGTGGCGCGTGATGCCAAGTTCTCGGGCCACCGCCGCCTGTGTCGGTCGTTCGCCCACACGCTGGGCGGCGGCTAGCACGTCGTCGCGGGTGATGGTCATAGATAACGTCTCGTTGGTTAGTACATTAGGGCGCATTGTGCGCGCTTCGTAAGGCGGCGTCAATCCGGCGGCCGATCCAGGCCATGCAGGGCACAGCCATCGAATTGCCCAGCATTTTATAGCGCGGTCCGTCGGCCATCGGCTTGCCCCGGTGTGGCACCTGAGTGTAGCCGTCTGGAAAGCCTTGCATCCGTTCGCATTCGGTTGGTGTGAGGCGACGGACAGCCGAACCAGGTGGACAGGCCATTGTCACCGTGCTGTTCTCAAACTGACCGGGAACCCGCGCGCGTAAAGGTGTGTACAGGTCTGTAGGTTTTGCCACCTCGCTGGCAGGCGTACCCAAAATATCGTACGCAACAATTGGCTGCCCGCGCCCCGTGCCGTCCTCCGAACCATCGAAGCCTTCCGCTTTTAGCGTGTGCGTCACGTCGCCAGTCACGCACGTCGCTATAAACGCCTCGCTTTCAAAGTCGAGCCGACCGCTTGCGGACCCGCAAGCGTTCAGGGCGGGGCTCACATTGATAGGCCCTGACGTTCGGTTTCCGCCATAAGCGACGCACTGAACCTCCGCACGAGCCTCTAGCGTGTAGGCCTGCTCTGCCTGGAAGCCCTTGCCGTCCGGGCCACTCAAGGGGTTTTCTCTCAACGCACCGGCTTGGATTGCCCAGCTACCGCCGTCAGAGCTGTGTAGAGTGCCTGCGGCAACACCTTGCCCCTGGCCTCGGCTCGGCGAAGAATCCCGGCGCACGCTTTCGGACTCAAAAAGTACTGTGGCGGGATCGAACCCGTTTCGAGCACTTGCGACAACGAACACACGACGGCGTCGTTGGGCCACTCCGAAATATTGGGCATCAAGAACCCGCCACGCGATTGCTCTTTGGGGGCCATACACACAACCAGCGTTCGACCATTTGCCCCCTGCGGGGACAAGTGCCTCGTCTTCTCCGGCAAGTGCTGCCAGAAAGCAGCCGAAGGCGTTGTCCTTTGTGTTGAGGACTCCGGGCACGTTTTCCCACACGACGATGCAGGGTTCGTCTCGTTGTTCGTCAATTGCATTCGCCAAGTCCACGAAAGATAAAGTGAGCTGCCCACGCGCGTCGGACAGGGAGTTGCGCAGACCGGCCACGCTGAACGCCTGGCAGGGCGTACCACCGACCAATACGTCCGGCGCGGGCATTGATCCGGCACGGATCAGCGGCGCAATTATAGTCATGTCGCCCATGTTCCAGGTCGTCGGGTAATGGTGTGCCAGCACCGCAGCCGGGGCTTTCTCAATTTCGGCCAGCCACGCCGTTTCCCAGCCGAGCGGGTGCCATGCAACGCTCGCTGCCTCAATGCCCGAGCAAACAGAACCGAACGTTACTCGCACGGCAATTCCCCCGTGCTGAACACCGCCAGGCCGCCCTTGCTGCGGATCAACCCGGCCCATGCAAACTGTGCTTTCTCGCGCTTCGAGTCCTCACCGGGTTTCCACCCGGGGTGCTTAGCTTCGATCGAAACGAACTGGCCGATGGTCGTGCCGACGTGTGCCGGGGTGATCAGCACGGGGCGGAGGCCGATCAGGTCGGCCGATTTAACCGCCTCGTTCATCTGCGCCGAGTCGTTTGCTAGGCCGTAACGGATGAATCGGCGCGACCCCTCGGGCTTGTACGCCCCGACGTTATTCCGCCCAAGCCACCAGCCCCGACGCGGCGCCTCGCGGCGTATCAGCGACTGCGCGTAGTCTTCCATCCGCCCCTCAGGGTCCGGCTCGCTGGCCAGCCCGGGCGGGTAGAACATCTGCTGCAGTTCGAGCAGCGCGGCAAACGGTATATTGTGGCGCACGGCCCATTGATCGAACGGGGTCATGTGGTTAGGTCCTCAAGTGTGAGAATAAAGTCGGTCAACTGGCCCAGCCGATCGAGCAGCTTCGGCCCAGGCTGGTCGCCCATCCGGGCTTTTAGTTCGTCGCGCTGCTGTTCGAGAAACTCCTTGATTTCCAGCAAGCGCATTTCTTTCGTTCGGCGATAGCGGTAGTCCGCCGGCCTGCGCCCCGTCGTGCGCAGCCGATATCTGATCACCTCTTGAGACACGCCGAACGTACGGGCTAGTTCAGGCACCGATGCGCCCGATTCGAGCCGGCGCACAATATCGCCGGTGCTGATTTCGAAAGTCATGGTCGCAACCTGAAATAGCGGTGACATTTTCCAGTGCGGGCCCGGTCCGGGAGCTTGAGCAGCGAAGCGTTAGACTCACCGCCCTCAAACTCCCATTCGGTCCGACTGATCTTTTCGTACACATGGCCGTTGTATTTGATCCGGGTCACGGCTTGCGCCTCACTCGGTTTTGATTGAATTGAACAGTCGCAGGGCTTACTCATGCATGCTGGGCATGCAGCTGCCTTTAGCCTTTCCGATAGGGCCGCCGCGTCTGCACGGATCAGGGCTGTGTCTTTGCCACCCCGCGAATCGTATTCGCGTTTGCTGAAAATGTCAGTGTTCATTTCGTTTAGCCCTACATATCAACCAGCAAAGGAGGGTCGTGCCGACGACCGGTATCAGGCACCACCAAGCGATAAACTCAAGTGCGGCTTGCATCCTCTGAACCCCTTCCAGCCTCGACTGGGATGTATCTAAACCCGCTTTGCCAAAGCGCCTCGGCTTTCTTGCGGCCAATGCCGGCCTGACGCATGGCAGCTTTTATGAACTCGGCTTTACTCTGCATGCTTCGGTTCTCCCGTGTTAATGAGCGCACATTACGCCCCGTTTAATAGGTTGTCAATCTTTCCACGCAGCTTCTCGGCGTCAGCGCGTTTCAGCGACGCGGCGGTCAGCACGTCCACCCCGAACGTCGCATAGAACCGGCGCTGAATCTGTGTGTCGGACTCCCCGCGCGCCCGGTACTTGCCGCCGAACCGCGCCATGGCATCGTCTAGTTCTGCCAGTTCTGCTAGGGCAGCCCGGTGATGGTTGACCGCGTTGCACGCCTGCACATGGTTCATTCGCTTCTCGGTCCGACTGGCGATCGCCGACCGGTAATGCTCAATCGACTGCCGTGCCTCCAGGTAACTGGCCCGGATCGCCGCCATCGTCTCTTCGTCGAGCAGTTCCAGATCGCCCTCAACCTCGGCAGGGTCGCGCCGGCCTTTCGGCTCGGGCATGTAGCCGCAGAACTCACAGCAGCGCAGGAACGCCTCGTACGGTTGGGCGCACGGTATGCCCGTCTCGGTCGCGTGGCCGTGCTCGAGCATCTGCTCGTTCGTCCAGCCTGCCTTACGCCAGGCGCCCCAGCCGATGCCCGGTTTTACCAGCGCCAGGCCGGGGTTTGTGCACGCGCGCAGCGGGATTGCGTCGCTGTCCGAGGCGCCCGAGCTGCTGCCCCCTTCCAGCGACCAGATGTGCGGCTTGTCCGGCAGGCCGTGCGTTACGATGTTGTTCGCGTGGTCGATGATCAGGCCGAACGGCTTCATACTGGCGGCGATACGCTCCAGGCGCCCCGCGTCGGTCAGGTCGTCGTATCCGGTGTAGTCGACCAGCAGGCGCAGCACCCGGCCGCACCACTGCAGGTAGCGGCCTAGGCTTGCGGTCTTAGTGCCGAGGATGACGACCTCGATTGCCGGTAAATCGTAGCCCTCCCCGAAGAGGTCCACGTTCACGAGCATTTTCAGCTCGCCGCGCTCGAGCCGATCCTTGGCGTCGGAGCGAATCTCGTCGTCGGTGGTGCCGTCCAACGCCAGTGCAGGTACCCCTGCATCGTTGAACCGCTCGGCCAGTTCCTCGGCGCGCTTGATACTGGAGACAAAGCACACGCCGCGTTTGCCGGGGGCGTACTTCTGATAGGTCTCGACAATATCGCCCAGCAGCCCGCTGTGCTCCTCCGCCGCGACCAATTGGGCGGCGACGTACTCACCGGACGCGCCAATCTTGACCTGCTCATAGTTGACGCTGACTTTCGCGCATACGACCTTGAACGGGGTCAGATACCCCATGCCGATCAGGTCGCCCGTACCTGGTCCCTCGACCATAACGTCAGCCATGCCGTCATAACTGGGCAGGCGCTCGCCCTTCGCGTCGAACTTGCGGCCCAGCCCCCGACCATCGCCCCGGCACGGTGAGGCGGTGGGTAACAGCCAGCGCTTGCAGCCGGGCAGCAGGCCCATACCGCGGCCCCACTTGTTGTCAAAGGTAACGTGATGACTTTCATCGATCGCCCCGAGCGTGACCCGCTGCAGCCAAGCGCGGTGGGCCTTGCCCAGGGAACTGGTCGGGGTGTTCAGCAGCGTGTCGATGCCCGCGACACCCAGTTCGGCAGTCGGGTCGTAATGGCATACGCCGTGCTTTTTGAGCAGCAGCTTTGTGATGATAGCAATGGCTTTCTTCGGCGCCAGGATGCGGAATCGGAGGCCCGCTTTGTTCAACGACTCACAGATCTGGCCCACTAGCTCCTGGCGGTGGGCGACGAGCATGCCCGCGCCAATGTGCTGGCTGAATACGCCGGACAGCACGACGGTCTTGCCTCCGCCAGTGGCGAGCACGGCCATTACGTTTTCAGCCCCTGCCTGCCAGGCAGCGTAAATTCGCGCGATGAGTTCTGCCTGGTACGGGCGCGGTCGTATCGCCGCAGCGAGCGGCTTTAATAGAAACGGTGCGTTCATAATTTCCGTTCGGTAGGTGTTGACAGGTGGCTAACCTTACCGCACTATGCGCCCCGTAGCAACTAATCAACCACGGAGAAACACCCCATGCAATTCACCGTTGACACCCGTAACGCCACGGCCTTCGAACTGAACGCGCTGGCCGAGTTCGTGCAGAAACTGGCATCCGTCGCACCCGGCTCCGCGTCTGACGTAGCAGGCGGCGAGTCTCAGGCTCTCGCGATGCTGGAAAACACGCGCAAACACGGCACTATTGATACCCCAGCAAACGTAACGCCGGACCGCCATATCAACGTCGAAGTTCGTCTGCCCGAAGGCTACGGCGCTGTCGTGACCGAGGGAAACGCTGTAAGTGGTGCGCCGGAGCTTCCGACGGGTGCTGGGCCTGTACCGGAAATTCCTCCTGCCCCTGGGAGCACCCCGCCGGCCGTTGCAGCTGCGCCCGAGTCCACCAACCCCACCGATGTGCCTGCGGTTCCTACGTCGGTGCCTGCCGTTCCTGCCTCGACAAGCGCGGCGGACCCAGTCGGTGGGCAAGTTGAGCTGGACAGCGCCGGTTGCCCGTGGGATGCCCGTATCCACACCAGCAACAAGGCAACCATCGGTGACGGTACCTGGCGGAAAAAGCCCGGCGTTGACCCGGCCCTGTTTGAATCGGTCAAGGCGGAGCTGATGGGAAACGCGCCGGCTGCTCCGAATGCGACGGCAGCGGCCACCTCCGACGTGCCGACGGCACCTGGCTTGGGCAGTGCTGCTGTACCCCCTTCTGCCCCGGTTGCGGAGACGCCGGCGGCCCCTGCTATCCCGGAACCTGCTCTGCTGACCGGTAACGACGTAATGGCCCGCGCAATGGAAATCCAAATGGCTGATGGCACCAAATCTGCGGCGCTGTTCCAGGCGATCCAGGGTGCTGGTATTCCTGCTGGCCCGATGGGTCTGCCCGGCTGCACCGACCAGGCAGTACTGGCCGCTGCACTGGCCGCTGTTAACGCCGTGGGCGCGCAGTGACAGCCCACGCTCGCCATGCTCCAAGTTCTGCCGACCGCTGGGTGCATTGTCCGGGGTCGGTTGGCCTTGCCGAGCAGTTCCCCGACCTGGGCGACGGGGAGGCCGCAGCCGAGGGTGACGCGGCCCACTGGGTAGCGTTTCAGATGCTGACCGTTGGTATTCCCACCATCGGCACGCTCACGCCTAACGGCTGGGCCGTTGACGAGGCGATGATTGATGGCGGCCGCGAGTACTACAACCACGTTTTCCGCACGGTCAATCAGTTGAAGGGCATGAGCGTGTGCCGGTTCGAGCAGCGCGAGCAGATGCCTAGCCTGGGCGTCGACGAAAGCACTGGCGAAATTCTCGTGTTCGGCACGCCGGACGGGACGTACTTCGACGGCACGGTATTGCACGTCTTTGACTACAAGTACGGCCACCTTGAAGTCAGCCCGGTGGAAAACTGGCAACTGGCTTGCTACGCGGCTGGCGTACTGGACCGCCTCCGCGCCGAGGGCAAAGCGAACCAGTGGATCGAGCAGGAACTGCCCGTCGTGTTCCACATCATTCAGCCGCGCTGCTACACCGCTGGCGGCCCGATACGTACGTGGGAAACGACTACCGGGGTGCTTCGGGCATTGTGGAATCGCCTTCGCGCGGCCGTAATGGATCAGACGCATACCCGAGTCGGTGATAACTGCAAGTACTGCCCGGCGCGCCGCGGCTGTGCGACGTTCAAACGTGCGAGTGACGGGGCGAAAGCCTACGCCGGTACGGCTATGCCACTCGGGCTGACCGGGCACGACCTGGCCACGGAACTGATGTGGGCCGAGCAGAACCTGGCGACCTTGCAAGCCCGGGTGGCCGCCCTGGCAGAGCAGGCCGAACACGAAATCACGACCGGGCATGCCGTACCGGGTTACGAAATGCAGCGCGGCAATGGTTCCGAGAAATGGAAAGTCGCGCCAGCTAACGTGGCGGGTTTCGGTGACATGCTCGGCGTCGATTTCCGCAAGCCACTGGCCGTCGATACGCCTGCGCAGTGCCGCGACAAATTGAAGAAAAAAGGTGTTGACGGTGCGTTAATCGCGCCGTACATTGAGCGCATTCCGGGCAAACTCAAACTCGGTGTTGCAGACTACTCCCTCATACAGAAGGCATTCAAACCATGACCACTCAAGTACAGAAACCGCAAGTTCAGGGCGTCGACTACGAGGTTACCGGTATCGGCCGCATCGTCCAGGGCGACCTCGACACCCTGTCGAACCTGGATTTCCAGACCGGCAAGCCGCGCGTCAACTCGGACGGCTCCGAGAAGAAACCCGAGAACTTCTACGCCGTTGCGTTCCCGAAGATGATCAACGGTCAGCCGAACCCCGACTGGGCTCGCGTTCAGCAGTACCTGACCAACATCGCCCGCCGCGACTGGCCGACCTTCTTCCCGAACAACTCACCGACCTGCGTCAACCCGAACTTCCATTTCAAGATCACCGACGGCGATGGCTACGACAAGTCCGGCGTGCACAACGCCACCAAAGAAGGTTTCGCAGGCCACTGGGTGCTGCGCTTCTCGTCGCAGTTCCTGCCGAAGCGTTTCTATCAGGGCCAGACCCGCGCCGATCAGGAAATCACTCAACCCGGCGTGATCAAGCGCGGCGACTGGGTCCGCGTACTGTTCACCGCCGCCGGCAACGGCTCGACCCAGTCGCCAGGGCTGTTCGTTCGCGGCTCGGCTGTCGAATTGTTCTTCGAAGGCAAGGCGATCGTGAGCGCTTCGGCTGGCCCGGATGCTGCCACTGGTTTGGCAAGTGGCCCTGCAGTAAATTACGTGCCTGAAGGCGCAACCGTTGTTCAGGCACCTGCCAATGCCATGCCGGCGGTACAGCAACCACCGGCCACCCCGGCACCTCAGCAAGCTCCTGCCGTACCCGGCCAGCAGCCTGAGCCCTACAGCGGCTACATCCCGACGCCTGAGCAGGCGCCCGCAGTGCCGTCTGCACCAGTCGCACCCGTATGGCCACCAGTCGGTTGGCAGGTGCACCCGCAGAACCCTGCGTATTACCACAACGGCACCGAGGTGATCACCGAAGCGTAACTGCGCGCCCGTCAGCAGTAACAACATCGGGTCGCCTTCGGGCGGCCCTTTTACTATCCGGGGAGGGTAAAACAATGGGTCCACGTTATTTCATCAACCGCGAAACCCGCATGGCACGTATTTCCTACGAGCGGGAAATCGAAGGCTTCGAGCAAGTCACGCGGGAACAGTTCGAAAAGTTCCGCGCCGAGAACCGCGCATGGTTCGCGCAGCAGGTGGCGATGTGACTGCTCCGCCACTGCCCGCCGGTATCCCGCCGTTACCTCAGCATGCCCTGTGCGCCACGCTGGACTTCGAGTCCTACAGCGAGGCGGGGTATCGCTGGGACGAGGCTAAAAAGACCTGGCTAGGGCCGGAAGGCTCGAACGCCAAGGGTCTGGGTGCAGTCGGCTCGCGGAAATACGCCGAGCATCCTTCGACCGAGGTGCTGACTTTCTCTTACAGCCTGCCCAGTGGCCTAAAAGGCCGGTGGAAGCCCGGGCAGTCTTGCCCGGCACCTCTAGCTGAGCATATCGCACGCGGTGGGCTGATCGAAGCTCATAACGCAATGTTCGAACGCAACCTTTGGACGTTCTGCTGCCAGCCAAAGTACGGGTTCCCACCGGTCGATCCGAAGCAGTGGCGTTGCAGCATGTCGAAGGCACGTGCCGCCGGCTATCCTGGCGCGCTGGCCCAGCTCGGCGCGGCCATGCGCCTGAACATTCAAAAAGACAAACGCGGCACGGACCTGATCAAGCTGCTCTGCATGCCACGCAAGCCAACGAAAGCCGATCCGCGTCTCCGCATCTTGCCGAGTGACGATCCCGAGGCCTTCGAGGGCCTGCAGAGTTACTGCGATACCGACCGCGACACTGAGCACGAGGCCTCTAGCAAACTCCCCGACCTTATCCCCTCCGAGCTGGCCTACTGGCAGGCCGACCAGGCGGTTAACTTCCGTGGGTTAGGCGTCGACCTGCCACACGTTGAAGCGGCTTGCGAGATTGTGAACCAGACCCTGGCCCAGTTCGGCGCCGAGTGTGAGCGGCTGACCGGCGGCATCGGCCCGAGCAAGGTGCAAGCCCTGGCAGGCTGGTGCACTGCGATGGGCGTGCGCATGGAATCGCTTGACGCTGAATCGCTTGAAACCGCGCTCAAGCGTACCGACCTGCCACCCGTAGTACGCCGCGTGCTGGAAATCCGCCAGCTTGCCGGGTCGGCCAGCGTCAAGAAAGTCTTTGCCATGCGCTCTTTCTGTTCGGACGCCGGACGGCTGCACGATCTGTTCATCTACCACGGCGCCCGTACGGGACGCGACACGCACGCTGACGTGCAGCCAGGCAACTTGCCCAAGGCGGGGCCCAAGGTCCGCCAGTGCGGCGACATGGGCTGCCAGCGCTGGTACGGCGGCCACGGTGACAACTGCCCATGGTGCGGTGCGGCCTCGGCGTTCTCAACCGCACTTGAGGACTGGAAATTTGAGGCCGTGGCTGACGCCCTGGCAGCGATCGCCACCCGCAGCGCTGCGGCTGTGCAGTACGTCTTCGGTGACGCCCTGCTGACCGTCTCCGGGGTTGTTCGCTCGCTCATCGTCTCGGCGCCCGGGCACGACTTGATCTGTTCGGACTACTCGTCCATTGAGGCGGTCGTTATCGCTGAACTGGCAGGCGAGCAGTGGCGAATCGACGCTTTCGCACGGCGCGAGGATATTTACCTGCACGGCGCTGCGGGCGTGTCGGGACTGACCTACGAACATTATATTGCATGGGCGAAAGAGCACGGCCGCAAGCATCCAGACCGCCAGAAGATCGGCAAGCCCGCCGAACTTGGCCTCGGCTTCGGTGGCTGGATCGGGGCACTGTTTGCCTTCGGCTTTGACGGAACCGAGGACGAGGCCCGGGAGATTGTCCAGAAGTGGCGCGCAGCCTCGCCGATGATCGTCGAGCTTTGGGGCGGGCAGTTCCGGGGCACCCCATGGGCACCCACCTCAACCGAGTACTACGGACTTGAGGGTATGGCGGTTCAGGCCGTGCTGAACCCCGGCCAACGTTTCACTTACCGCCTGATTTCGTTTGAAGTTGACCCCGTAGCCGACGTGCTTTACATGATCCTGCCGAGCGGCCGCCGGATATCGTACCGCGAGCCACGTCTAACCCACGGGTCGAAGCGTGATGGGTGGGCAGCGGTCTACGAACTGACGTTCATGACCCACAACAGCAACCCAAAGATGGGGCCACTGGGCTGGGTGCGCATGCCGACCTACGGTGGGCGGCTGGCTGAAAACGCAACGCAGGCCGTGGCCAGGGATATTATGGCGAACGCCGTCGTAAACTGTGAGGCGCGAAGCTATCCAATCGTGCTCCGCGTGCACGACGAACTGGCCGGCGAGGTGCCGGAAGGTTTTGGCTCAGTCCAAGAGTTCGAGGCGATCATGGAAGACCTGCCGTGGTGGGCCAAGGGCTGGCCCATCCGAGCGGCCGGTGGGTGGCGCGGCAAGCGCTATAGGAAAGACTAACGAGGCCAAGCGCGCTGGCATTCCTGGCGCGCTATTCGTTCTCGGTCAGCATACGCAGCCAGTTCTGCTGCAACTTCTCCAGCCCGGCTGCACACGTTGGCGAGCACAGTGCCGGTACTTCCGGCCCCGCTGGCGGTTCCCCCGTTCTCGGCAGGTATTCGCCCGATGGCGTCTCGCAGCGCTGTGCGCAGCCGCTCACGATCAGCATGCACCCGAGCAATAGCAACGCTCGCATCTTTCAATTCCTCTTCACGTTGGACCGCTGCGGCGGTCCGGGCGGCGGCGTAGCTGTCTTCGCGCTGGCGCACAGCCTGGTCGTACGCCAGTTGCGCCCGTTGCCAGTTGGCAGTGACCTCTGCACGGCCGTTCTCCAGGCCCTTGCCGTAGAGCCAAAATGCGGTGAACAACACAATACCGGCGGTCAGCAGGTGCAGCCAGTAACGACGCAGTATTTCAATAACCATTGGCTTTCATCGCCTCGGCGTAGGACCTGGCCCACTTGGCGCGCAGTTCGTCAGGCTGCCGCGCATAAGCGCCCGGGCGCCAAGTGCGCAGATACAGCTCCCAGTTACCCTGCTCGTCGCCGAGGGCCGGCAGCGCCTTCGGGTCGGTGTAATACAGCAGGCGCGCCAGAGCGGCGGCGAGTACCGGATCGGTTTGAATGGCCTTGAACACGTCTTCAGGTGCGTGCAAAACACCCCTAACGGAGCAACACGCCTGGGCGTAGCGAGAACTGGCGGGGTGAGTCAGCACACCTTTTACGCCGCCGCCTTTCTCGAACTGGTAGTCGCCTGCCGCTGGTCCGACGGGCTGTAGCCGGCCGTCAACCTTTACGATCTGACGCGGGCTGCGGGCAGGATTTTCTTGGCGATTGGTTGCGTAGAGCAGGACACGGGCCGCCGGAGACCGCATCTTGGTGGGAAGCAGGGCGAGACCTGCGTCGATATCGTCAAGCAGCATAATCGGCTCACTTTCGCAGTAAATGAACTGCCAGTATACGCGCCTTGATCCGCAGCCAGTAAGTCTTCATCCACCAATGGCGCACCGCAACGGCGGCCATCGAAACGTTCAGCAGGGTCTGCGAGTGCGGCCCAGGGTCTGAAACGTAAGACAAGGCTGCTAGGGAGAGCAGCCCGTATAGAAGCTTGCCGACGATGCCGTCACTGACGCGCTTGCACAGCAGGCACCACACGGCATGGACGACGAGCACACCAACGGCAATCAAGCTGAGCATCACTGGCCTCCATCGCCACCCATACGGGCTTTGAGTAGACCGATTAGGTCAAGGTTCCCAATGGCCTTGTAAATAGCGGACATGATGCCGCCGCCAAAAGCGCCGACGAGGAACCCGACCGCGCCGATAAGCTCCGGTTTGATCGGGTAAAACTCCATGACGAGCGGCGTCGTGTACCATCCGACAGCGAGCCCGGTGACAACGAAGACCACCCGTTGCCCCCAGGTCACAATCTCCTTCTGGAAAAACACGCCTACTATTGCGCCGACCGTGACGGCTACAATCAAGCCCCAGTCATCTTTGTTCATACACCCTCCCCGGTGGTGCGGAGGATTGTAGCACGACGCAGGCCTTAACCTGGAACCCCGAGCGGCAAGTAGAGCTAGCGTTTTCCGTCGGGGCGCCTATTGTCACGGCTGGCTGTTATAGCGCTTTTACCTTCAAGTGGCCGGGCTGGGTAATGGCGTTTGTACCAGTCCCCGTTGCGTCGATCTGGATCGCCAGGGTGCTACCCGCCGCCAGGGTAACGAAGGTGGTGAAGACCAGGGTATCCCGTACAGTCGCCCCAGCAGGTTGAGAGTAGAAAGAGTCGACCGAAACCCCGTCGACCAGTAACAGGACTCTGAAACGCGCACCGGCACTCAGTCCGTCAATGGACAGATGCCCCGTGACTTCAAAATCTCCGGCATACGGGGCGGTTAGGACTCCGGTTCCGCTGTTATAGAAGGCCCCCCAGCCAGTAGGGGCAGGCGTTGTTGCAAAAATCCAGTTTGTTGGAGTGGCCGGAACGGCCCCGAGAGCCGCTTTTGCTGCGTATACAAAGTTCCTGTAGTCGTTGTTTTTGGCGCCTGTCGCACCAGTCTTCCGAACTACGTTTGCAAACCTGGAAGCCAGTGCCCCTGATGTAGCCTCAATTACTGTTGCACCAAAGTCGTTTTGAACATTGTAGTCGTCAACATGGATTGACTTCCTATTGCCACTTGGAACCCCAATGTCATAAAGCGTAATTGGGGCGGTTAGGCCAGAATCCATTCTGTGGAAGTTATGAACAAGCTTTGCCCCAAAAATGCTACCAGTAATCTTGATATGGGATTGCTGCGAAGTATGTCCGGGATGGTAGACACCATATTTCGAAATGAACCGACCTCTGACAATTTCAAGGAATCCGAAGTCATCGGCCTCGAACCCAGAGTCCCAGTTTGAATCGATTTCGCATTGGTCTATGTATGCGTTAGTCGGAGTAACGCCAAGGTGCTTGACGTACTTGATGCCGCTCCCTACACCTGACGTGCCGTTTGTCGCATAGGCCCCGCCAACATAGCGCCATGCTGACGCATCAGCCAGAACGCCATGACGCTTGTTGTTAACCACATAGCAGTCATATAGCTGCCATCCTGCCGAGCCCTGCCCAGCCTGAGACTGAATCCCGTCAAGGCAGTTAAATATTCTGCACTTATTAAGCGACCATTTAACAGATGCCCATGCATCCGGGTTGGCCGCAAGATCAGAGCGATTTGGCAGGTAGATACCGTTCCCATCAAGGTTTTCGATTACTAGGTTGTCTAGGGTGTATTCCCATGCGCCTACAGTTTGAATCCCTGCGATGTTTGTTGCTGATGCGGTTTTTGTAATCTTGAAGCCACTGAACTCACCTCTGTACTGGAATGAGTAGATAACTCCAGATCCATTTAGGGAAATTGCCGGCTCGCCTTCGGGGAACAGGGTCGAGTTCCCCGCGAAGTCGGCCAAAATAACCGACCCTGGATCAAGATCAAGAACAAGACCGGCTACGTTGCCGGAGGTGTGGTATGTGAGCGATGAGGTGATCCTGAAGGTGCCGAATCCTGTCAGTCTCCGGGTACCGCCAAAGGCATCAATGACTGCCTGAATTGCCGCGGTATCGTCGGCAACACCGTCCCCCACTGCCCCGAAGTCATGGAGGCTGACACGCTCCCTCATTTTGGCCTGACCATCCCTTGGGGTCGCGCCTGTTCCGCTTTGCAAGAAACCTAAAAGACTGGCTCCGCTCGGCTGTGCTAGGTCTTGGCGGAGAATGTCATCCGAGCTGACCGGAGTGAAATTCGCTTGCTCGGTAGCCCAGTTACCCGTGGTGGTGTATGGGAGAGTCGTGGCATATGCGATGCGATATGGCACCCCATCCCGAATCGTGTACTGACTCCTATTGGTGAAGTTCAGCCCTGCGCCATAGTCGCCGACGAAAATTAAAGAAGACGTGGTAAGAAAGTCTTCAAACTGAGCCTGCCGGCCGTCTTGAGCATTTTGGAAATCATATTCCATGCCCGCCCAGCTGTAGCGGAGATTGCCGAGTCGGTCGACGACGGAAGGGTCCGTGCCTACCACCAATTTGTCCAGGACCTGGGCGTTGTCGCTGAGATCCTTTGGCTGGGTCGATCCGACCGGGTTTCCGGTGTTGTACATTGCCATTACGGGGTGACCTCCAGTGGCCATTTTTGATTTATCGCACGGTCAAAGACTCCGGCGTCTCGATTTGAGTCGTAGGGGTACAGCGGCCAGTGCAGGTTTATAGCTTTATCCAGGATGCCTGACTCCACTATGAACTCTGGGAACTCCCCCCAGCCAGGGGGCAGCATCGGCCTGCGGCGAAGCAGAACGCTAGCCTCAATACGCCACCTGTCGTAACCGGCCCTGGTAGGGCCCGAATAGCCGTTAACAAAATGGCACTCCTCAATATCTCTGCCCTTCGGTGATCTCAAGGGCATTTCGAACCAGTCCGCCCCGTCGCGAATCTCGTCGCGGTACCAAGACTCGAAGGCTAGGCATTGGCTGTCGCTCAGAATCCAGCTAACCGGCGTTGCGGTCGGCACGTCCGTAAAACGGCGGTCCCAGCGGGTCTGCCCATTCTCTGAGGCGCTGGAGACAAGCGGGTCAACCATCTGGAACGATCGATCGGCTTTCAGAGGCGCCGGCAGAACCGACGGGTACTGTTTAAGCATCTTCCGGCGGCTCCTGGTCGTCGTATTGATACACCCGCTCATCATACCCGAGTGCTTCGACATTGGCACGGAACTGACCGGACGGCGTAACACTGGACATGAGCACAGGCCAGAACATTTCGCTCACCGTACCGAAGAAAACGTGCGTCGCCACGCGTCCGCCGTCCGTCTCGGTAACCGGTGTGAAACCCAACGGGCCAGTTACCGAGAACGTGTAGCCATCAATTCGAGTGAAGCTCACCGGGCCGAACTTCGTGCCGTCGGGCTTGCGCATCGCGACGATAGTGCCGTCGGCTGGTATTGGCTCGTTACTCTCGAATGTAAGAGCCCCGTCCCAGCTTCGCAGGTGCCCAGCCCTGGCCAATTCCGGCACCGTGTCCTGCACCTCGCAATAGTCCATGTACGCACTCGCTAAGGCTGACATGTCGCACGACCAGGTGTGCTTCCACCGGCGATAGCGCGCGATCATCAGCTCGCGCATGCCGAGGCGCCACGCACGGGTTCTGTCGTTAACCCCTTCTAGTGTGAGCTGAGTGACTTTGTTCGGGTCGGGCACCCCGGGCAAGCGGCATTTAACGGTCTCAGTAGTCCAGGTTACTGGGTCCATATACTTCACGTCGACGCCGTCCGTGTCGTTAGGTGTTATCGGTTGGCCTGAACGCTTAATATCTGTACTGTTGCCCACCCCGTACAACCTCGCCACTGACTTTTCAGCTTCGCTCCGCAATGCGTCTCTTACCGGCCGCAATACGCCGCGAGGGGCGATGACCTGCGCATAGCCGGGGCGACAGATAACGTTCAGCGCGTCCTCAGCGGTCGTCTCTTTCTCAAAAGAGCCGTCGAAGTAGTCACCGCGCGCCGCCCATATGGCATCGAGTCGGTCCCACTCTGCCAGGTCTAAACGCGCATCGGTATACCCCCGGTCCTTGGCGAGGTAAAGCGCCGCGTCACGGATCGAACGGGTCGGGCCCTCGGTGATCCACTCACCGCCTGACCGCCGCGGGAGTACTCGCGTGACCCAAAAGGACACCATCTGTTCGGCTTGCGCTGCGAGCACGCCGCCGCCGAACACCCGAACAGCCGCGGTGGATATACCCGCGTATGAGGTAGGCCGTGTACGTAGCCGGGACTTAAGGCCATACCACTGAACCTGGTCCGATATGGTGCCCTCGGTCGAGTCAAAGGTTATCCGCCGGACTTGCGCTTCGGGGTTTATAAAACTGCTGAGCGCGACTTGATGGGTGTATCCGACCTGGGCTATCTGGTTGCTCGTATGGGTGAACCGTACCGAGGTCCAAGGGCCTGCGGTGTCACGGTCCCGGTACTGCACCTCAACAGTCACGCTGTGGGACTCCGGGTTGGCACCACTGGTTTTGTACAGGCCGGCTGGGTAAAAGAAATCGAACTCCAGCAGATCCGCTTTTTCCCCGTCAGGGCATGCGGCGTATGGGCCACTAAAGCCCCCGAGTGTGTTGGTCAGGTCCAGGGTGAAGCGGGCTGCACTCGTGGTCAGGCTGTCGAAACCAGGCCAGGTTGGGTCAGTAGCCCCTGAATCGGTGAGTCGCTCAAGGGTTATGACCTGGTCCGTCTCAGTCAATATCCGATAGCGCAGGCCCTCATAGCCCACGGTAAGTGAATTCGTACCGAGTTGCAGGGCGGTAACCGGTGAGCCGTTTGGGTAGTCCAGGGTGACGTAGTCAATCGCAGGGCCAGCCATAACAACGGTGTTAACCACGAACAGCCCGGAAAAAGCCCCTGCTACCTCCAGTTTCATTCCGGCGAACGGGGCGATTTGAGCCCACGGGCCCGAAACCCTATCCCGCAGACCGGGACCCCCGTCAGTCACTGTCCAGTTGTATGGCGTTAAAGCCCGGACGAGCATGCCTGCAGCCCACCCGGCGGGCCACGATCCGGCACCCGACGGGATGGTAACACTAGTGCCCGATAAGACGTACGTGGACGCGCTGGCTTGCTGCTGTATCGGACTGGTTACCGTCATGTCAAGACCGGCAGAGCCGCCCGATGTGCCACCCACCTCCGCCGAGGTATACCAGTTGTCTGCCATTTCCTCGGCGGTGAGATCGGCGCCTGGCCCGTAGGTTCGAACAACCAGATTTGAGCCGAGAGCCGCTTGGGGGGTCTCACCGACTTTTGATTTTCCGAGGTTTATGTCGAACTTACCGCGGCCCAGGCTCAGAAGCATTTCGACCGCTTGGCGCTTCGGCTCACCGGCAACGAAATACCGCCGCACCTGCGTTAAGTGGTCCGGGTAGATCCGACCCTCGCCGAACTTTTCGCGAATCACGGAGCCCTGTTTAACACTGTTCGCTTTAGCTGAAGCCTGATCGAGGTCATCGCGATCACGTTGGCGGCCGGAACCCCCGCCGTTCACACCGCCGACCTTGGGCGTTAGGAACTTCATGACCAGGTTCCAGGTGCCTAGGGTGAATACGTTGATCACGTCGTTGATCACGTCGCCGCGCGGAGTGAGGTAGAAGTCCACCACCGTCTCCGCGTTAAGCACCGCGCGACCATACCGGGAAGGCTCAAGCGGCAGCCCCCCGACCTTGCACTGCCAGGGCGTAGGCTTGTGCGGGTCATAGGAGGGCACGAGCCGTTGCACGACTTCCAGTACCGTCTCGCCCGGCAAGTTAGGGCCGGACCACATGGGGTCGTGCAGGTCGGGGTTACTGAAGGGGCTGGGG